TTATGTATTCCAGAGAGATTTATAGGAGTATCTATGTTTCAAAGACAAAAAGATTTAGAAGCTGAAATGGTTTCTCTTGGAATCAAGAGGTTCCGAGATGAAAACAGGCAAGCTAGGAAAGGGAAGCACGAGTCCACAACTCCTGCTGGAATCCAGTTCCTCAGGAAAGGTGTGGGTAAAATAGAAAAAGAAATTATTGAGTTGAAAAAAAATTATAATAAAGGAACTCCTACAAAACACTCGGCAGACGCAATAGAACGCTTGTTTGAGCTACCGTCAGATGTGATAGCTTTTCTTAGCTTGAAAGCCTGTGTTAACCACTTGTCAACACCTGTAAAGCTGGTGAAAATAGCCCATGAGATAGGGGCTTTCTTAGAAGATGAAGCGCGCTTCAGGTTCTTTCAGAAAGCTAATCCAGCATTGTATGGAGTTGTGCTAAGAGACTTAAACAAGAGGACTACCAACTATCGAAAACAAAAAAGAGTTCTGGTTCATTCTGAAAAGAAAGCTGGTATAGGCTGGAAGAACTGGCTACCTGGAAATAAGGTGAGGCTAGGACAGATGATGGTGTCCTTGGTGTGTGATGCTACCAAGCTGTTTGAGATTAAATTACACACTGCACAAGAACAAAAAAGGAAAACAAGTTATTGGCTGGAAGCAACGGAGGAATCTATTAAGTGGATTGAAAAGAAAAATTCTATTTGTGAGCTGTATAATCCGGTAACGCTTCCCTGTCTGATTCCTCCTAGAAAATGGGAGTCGGTCTACACAGGAGGTTACTACACTTATACTGGTATGAACTTGGTGAAGACTATGGATCAGTCTTACCTTGAAATGTTAGAAGCTAAGAAGCCTACTGAGGTATTTAAAGCTGTAAACATGGTGCAGGAGACAGGCTGGAAGGTCAACAAGGAAGTCTATGAGGTTATGGAACACCTGTTTACTTCCAAGGCCAGCTCCAAAGTTATTCCTGAATTCCATGAACATACTATGGAAGAACCTTATCCGAAGCAGGGAACTAAGGAAGAACAAATAAATTGGAAACGCAAAGCAACCTTGCTGCACACTGATAATGTCAGGAGGAAAACCAAGAGGATACAGTTTAGTCAGCTTATGTGGACTGCAAGAAAGTTTAAGGATGAGAAGGTGTTCTACTTTCCTCATACCTTGGATTTCAGGGGCAGACTCTATGCGAACACCGCCTTCCTTAATCCTCAGGGGGAAGACTCAGCCAGAGGTTTGCTTGAGTTCTCGAAAGGGAAACCTATGGGAAACTCAGGCAAGCCTTGGTTGATGGTACACTTGGCGAATTGTTATGGTTATGACAAGGTATCGTTAGAGGAGCGCGTAGAGTGGGCTATCCTACACTATCAGGACATCCTGGATATAGGTTTAGATCCTTTGGAAAATAAGTGGTGGATGGATGCTGATAGTCCTTGGCAGTTTTTGAGAGCTTGTATTGAATTGGTAAGTGTAGAACAGAATCCAGATTTAGATAGCCACTTACCTATTACCGTAGATGGTTCTTGTAACGGTTTGCAACACTTCTCAGCTATGCTCAGGGATCACGATGGGGGAACGGCAGTTAACTTAAGGCCAGCAGATAAACCTCAGGACATCTATGGAATAGTAACGGAGGCTGTAAAAGATCGAATAAGAAATGATCCTAAAGCTATCTTGGAAGAAGGAGATGTAAACAGGGCTCTTGTGAAACGGCCTGTTATGACAACTCCTTACGGAGCTACATTGTATGGTATGCGAGATCAACTCCATGAAGAATACAAGAAGCAGCTCGATAAGGGGCTTCAGTTTCCTACAGTTGACAAGAATGAAGACATCTGGAAATACTGTAAATACTTGGCTAATCATATCTATGCTTCTATTGGGGATGTGGTGGTGTCAGCAAGGGAAGGCATGAAGTGGCTCCAGGATTGCGCTAAAGTGATGAGCAAGGAAAGCAAGCCTATTTACTGGACTGTTCCTACTGGTTTTGTTATTAAGCAGAAGTACATGAAACCGGTAGTTAAACAAATTAAAACTGTTTTAAATGGTAAGCTGGTATCATTGTTTTCGGCTCACAGTTTAACCGACAAGCTGGATAAACATAAACAGTCTAACGGTATAGCTCCTAACTTTGTGCATAGTTTGGATGCTTGTCATTTAATGAAGACTGTGATTGCTTCTTATGCAGACATACAAAGTTTTGCAGTAATACACGATTCGTTTGGAACCCATGCTTGTGATATGGAAACCCTCAGTTCAGTATTGAGGCAAACTTTCGTTGAGCTCTACTCAGAAGATGTGCTGCTCAAGTTTTCTCAGGAACAACCAGATGTATTACCGGAATTACCGAAGTATGGAACTTTAAATATTAACGAGGTGAAAGATGCAGAGTTCTTTTTTAGCTAACACAGATGTAAAGAGAGTATCAGAAGGCATGATGTTAGTAGTAAGTAGTCTTGAAGGCTTTACAAAAGCTGAAAAGTGTGCTATAATCAGTTCTGTTTTTAATTGTTTGTATCACCATAAGTTTGAAAGGAGATTCAGTGATGTTATGGGAGTTGTAGATAATATGCGCGTAGATTGTAAGTTAAAAAAAATCCCTGAGTTTGGGGGAGCAGAAAAATTTATTCAAGGAGAAATATAACAATGCAAAAGAAAGAAAATTTTCCGATTAATTTTACACCTGTAGGTATAGCTTCTTATCCCCATTTAAACAAGCCTGACACAAGGTTTGATGATGATGGAGTCTACCAAGTTGATCTTATCTTAGATAAGAACGAAGTTAAAGCTATTGAAAAGATTGTCAGCCCTTTGATGAATGGCGGTAAACACAACCCAATCAAGGAAGAACTTGGGGAGGACGATAAGCCTACTGGTAACTACAAGGTTAAATTTAAAATGAAGGCGGTAATTAAGGTTAATGGAAACCACATCAAACAACAGCCTGTGCTTACAGACACTAAAGGAAACAGGATGGTGGCTAAAGTAGGTGGAGGCAGCCAGCTTAGGATAGCCTATCAAGCTATTCCTTTCAGCCAAGGACAAGGTGGAGTCACCCTTAGAATGAAAGCTGTCAGGGTAATTGACCTGGTGGAGTACACAAGCGGTGTTAAGTGGGATAAGGAAGACGAAGGGTTTGTGCAAGAAACTGATACAGAAATTACAGGCGAGAATGATGATGATAACTATGAGGATTTCTAATGATGCCTTCTTTTGATGAGTTAAAAAAATACGAGGCTGCGGATGTTGCTCAAAACCTAAGGGAACATCCTGATTTAACCTTATGTGAGTTTCTAATGCAAGTGGAATTCATGGTTGAAGCAGGGAGTTTCCCTAGAGAAGTTTTTTACGAAGTTTCTCAGGTCAGTAAATTACTCCGAAAATTAAAAGAGGATAGGATCAAGGGTCATGTGGCGAACTAAAAGACAAAGGCTCAGGGGTGTACGAGAAGGATATAGAAGCGGTCTAGAGGAGTCCATAGCAAAGCAGTTGAAGCAATATAAGGACCTTACTTGGACTTATGAGAAGGAACGAATCAAGTATATCCCTGAGCCTAGACACTATACTCCTGATTTTATTTTAGAAGGTATTATATTTATTGAGACAAAGGGAAGGTTCTTGGCAAAGGACAGAACCAAGCACCTGTTAATCCAGAAGCAATATCCGGATTTAGATTTACGATTCGTATTTACAAATTCCAGACAAAAACTTTATAAGGGATCAAAGACAACTTATGCAGCATGGTGTGAAAAGCATGGGTTTCTTTATGCCGAAAGGAGCATACCTGAAACATGGATGAACGAGCTCACCAAAAAGTGATACATGAGCCATGTCCGAAGTGTGGCTCTAAAGATAACTTAGGGAGGTATCCAGATGGACACGCATACTGCTTTGGAGAAAGCTGTGATTATTATGAGCATGGTGATAGTAATTCTACTAGGTTTGTGCCTCAGTCAACCACTAAAGGACTTATTATGGGTGGATGCTACAAAGCCCTTAATAAAAGAGGAATCTCGGTTGATACCTGTAGATTCTTTGGATACCAAGTAAAAACCACAGCCTCAGGAACTACGGTACATTTAGCTCCATACTTTAATGATGATAAGGAGATGGTAGCTCAACAAATCCGTAAAAAAGAACATGACTTTAGCTTTGTTGGAGATGCCAATAACCTTGGATTGTGGGGGAAACAGTGTTGGACCTCTGGAAAATACATTGTTATCACTGAAGGACAGATTGATGCTATGTCAGTTGCGGAGGTGAATAACTGTAAATATCCAGTAGTGTCCATCCCTAATGGTGTAGGTTCAGCGTGTAAGAGTATCAGTAAAGACTTAGAGTGGTTGTTAGGAAACTTTCAAGAAATTGTCTTGATGTTTGACAACGATCCCCAAGGTAAGAGTAGTGCTCGTAAAGCTGCTGAACTGTTTCCACCAGGCCGTTGTAAAATTGCTTCCTTACCCCTTAAGGATGCTAATGATATGCTCCAAGAGGGTAGAGGTAGCGAGGTTGTAAACGCAATATTCAGGGCTAGTGTCTATAGACCCGATGGAATCATAGCAGGGGAAGATACTTGGGATCTTGTGAATACTCCTATGGAAGCAGCAGATATGGAGTATCCTTGGCAGGGGCTTAACAGCCTTACTCTAGGAGCGCGTAAGGGGGAGCTTGTTACCTTCTGTGCTGGAACCGGAGTTGGTAAGTCCACAACTGTTAAAGAGATTGCATCTTACTTTCTCAGCAAGGGAGAGACTATAGGATATATTGCCTTGGAAGAATCGGTTAGACAGGCTGCGGTTGATTTCATGTCTATAGAAGCTAACCAGATGCTACACCTTCAAAATAATTTGGATGAAAAATATTTGAGGGATATATGGGATAAGACTTTAAATACAGGCAGGATCTATTTATACGATCATTGGGGGAGCTTAGATGGTGAAGTGCTATCAAATAGAATTCGTTACCTTGTAAGAAGCTGTGGTGTGGGATGGATTGTGATAGATCATATCTCTATTATGATTTCAGGTATGGAAGGTGGAGATGAACGGAGACTGATTGATAACCTAATGACTAAACTAAGATCACTCTCAGAAGAACTTAATATAGGGATGCTCATTGTCTCCCATTTACGAAAACCTAGTGATGGAAGGGGGCATGAAGATGGAAGAAAAATTACACTTAATGATGTTCGAGGGAGTGGAAGCATTTCTCAGCTTAGTGATTTCGTTATCGGACTCGAAAGAAATCAACAGGAAGACGGTGAGACAACTGTTCGTATCCTTAAGGCAAGGTATAAGGGAAGCTCGACAGGTGTTGCAACCAAGCTCTACTACGACAAAGAAACAGGGAGACTTAGAGAGTGTGGATCAGTTGTTGAGGAGGGTTTCTAGGTTGGAAGATATGTTTATTGGAGATGGCAAATGAAAATAATGTTTGACATTGAGACAGACGGACTCTTATCTGATGCTACTAAGGTTCATTGTATAGGGCTCACAGTCGAAGGAGCAAAAGCTTCTCAAATTTATGCTAACCATCAAGGTTACGATTGTATAGAAGATGCTCTTGATATTATGACAAATGCAGAGACTTTAATAGGACATAATATTATTGGATTTGACTTACCTGTACTTCAAAAAGTATTAGGATGGAAACATAGGGAGTCGACTCAAATTGAGGACACTCTTATTATATCTCGTTTGATGTTTCCTAACATGATGGAGCTAGATGCAAAACCACCCATGCGAGTACCAAGAAAACTATGGGGTTCTCATGGCTTAAAGGCTTGGGGCTATAGGCTTGGGCTATTGAAAGGAGAGTTTAATAATGGAGATGCTGATTGGAGCACTTTTAATTCTGACATGGCTTCTTATTGTGCAAATGATGTTTCCATAACATCCATGTTGTATGACCACTTAGGCTATAGTGAGCTTCCGTCAGAAGCTGCCATGTTGGAACATGATTTTGCTTCTATTATTCAAAGACAGGTTGAGTGGGGGTTTAAATTTGATGTTAAGAAAGGACAAGAGTTGTATGTCCGGTTGTTGCAAGAGAAGGATAACGTAGGTAAAAAACTCACAAAAACTTTTGGTTCTTGGTATAAAAATGCTGGCGAGTTTGTACCGAAAAGAGATAATAAAACTAAAGGATACACTGCTGGTTCTGCTTGTACCAAGATTGAAAAGGTGGACTTCAACCCTAACAGTAGAGATCATATCAGTTCCAGGTTGCAGGAACATTATAAATGGAAGCCGTCTGAATTTACACCTAATGGCAAGCCTAAGATTGACGAAAAGATTTTAAAGAATCTTCCTTATCCTCCATGTGAAGATTTGTATACTCATTTTCTTTTAGCTAAAAGAATTTCACAGTTAGCTGAGGGAGATAATGCGTGGCTTAAGTTAGAACAAGGTGGAAGGATACATGGCTATGTCAATACTAACGGAGCTGTGACAGGTAGGTGTACCCACTCTGCTCCTAATGTAGCTCAAGTTCCTGCTATCTACAGTCCTTATGGTAAGGAGTGTCGAGAACTTTTTAAACCTACTAGGGGAAAGGTGCTGGTAGGATGTGATGCTGACGGCCTAGAGCTTAGAGCATTAGCAGGTTATCTTAAGCGGTATGATGGAGGAGCTTATGCTGAAGCAGCAGTCGAGGGAAACTCTAAAGATGGCACAGATATACACACGCTTAACCAGAAAGTATTAGGTATAGATTCACGCGATAAAGCTAAGACTTTTTTCTATGCTTTTATTTACGGTGCAGGAGATGAGAAGCTTGGGATGATCTTAGGCGCGCAAAGGAAAACCGGAAAACGAGCTAGAGAAAAACTATTGAAAGGAGTAAAGGGATTAGAACAACTAACAGACGCAGTAAGGAAAGCATATAGAAGGCGAGGACATTTAATTGGTTTAGATGGTAGAAATCTCCATGTTAGATCTGAGTATAGTGCTTTGAATACTCTGCTTCAAAGTGCTGGAGCTGTGCTTATGAAGAAAGCTTTAGTTCTTTTGGATGAAAGGCTCAAACTTTTAGGCTTTGATGCTCCTGAAGATTATGAGTTTGTAGCTAATATCCATGATGAATTTCAAATTGAATGTAAGGAGAGGTATGCCAAAAAATACATCGGACCCCAAGCAGAGTCAGCTATCAGAAGGGCAGGAGAATACTTTGAATTTGGATGCCCTCTTAGTGG